TATCTATAACATATTTAAATAACATCTCGCGAAGCTTAGCATTTTGATCATTTTTTATTTCTGCGCTTCTAGAGATTGATAGCTGCCGCGCCATTTCCCAGGCGGCAGAAGAAGCATTAGCAATTGATTTATCTGGCCCTAAATCAATTGGATCAAATACTATACTTTTTCTAATTAATTGAGGATCTAATGGCACAGAATCAGTGATTGTATTGTCTGGTAATAAGTCTTTTTCTTTTCCAAATAAATTAGCTTTTCTTGGATTAACTACCCACTCTACTACTGCATTAGAAACTTTTTCTAAATTAAAATTCAATTGTTTTAAAGCGGACTGAGCATCAGCGGAATTATAATAAGCTCGAAGTTTTATTTTTATTTCTTTACCATATTCGGGAGGGTTAGCTACTCCACTGGCGGCTAGTAAAAGATTATAAAGAGTTTTTCTATTATCATTGCCCATAAATCCTAATAATAAACTATCAAAAGGATCAGAATAACTTGGGTCAGCAACTAAAGCGCCAACAGAAATATCACCAGAGGAATTTCCAAATCTATCATGACGAATTAAATCTGCCTGATTTCTTCTTGAATATAAAGCTTTGCCTAATATGTCAAGCATGTTTGGTATAAACTCTCCAGGAGAATGACCATATTTTAATGACATTGAGGTTTGGAATTGGCTATTGTAAGAAATACTACCGCTAACAGAATCAGCGTAAAATAATAAGTCTCTATCTTCTATATAATAAACTTCTCCAGGTTGAATATATTCGTTTCCAACCATAGAAACATTTCCTTGCAAAATATTTTTTCTAGCCATATTTAAAATACCTACAGCATAAGGAGCGCATTGTGATTCTGGGTCACTTAGAAATGGAGCCTGAACAGGATGGCTTTGTTTAAAGCCGTACATTCTCCACATATCATAGTCTACAGCAAAAGCAGAAACCATTGCGTTACCACCGCCAGAGCTTATTCCAAGGCTTGAGGGAGCATCAACTAATTTATTATCAATAGCACCATTAACTTCAACCATAGTCCAATCTGGAGATTTTTCATTAATAGTAATATTCATTATTTGACTATCTTTAATTATATATCTTTTACCAGAATTTGGTCCAAAATCATCATAGTCTTCATCTTCTATTACATGTTCTAATATTTCTGGAAATTGATTATCGCTTTTTTTATTTAAAGCGGAAAACAAGAAATTTTTAGCAATATTTGGGTCTGCATTTAAATTCAATCCTTGATTAAGATTTCTAACAGAATTATTTAACATTTTTAAAAGCGATTGTCTTTCAGAGATTAATTGTGATAAAGTTTCTGTAATTTTTATTAAACTTAACTGACTAATTCCTGTTGGGCTTAGTTTTGAACCAAGTAAATTATTTATACTTGGCGGAACAATTCCTTTTTGACGCAATCTAACGCTAACATCATTAATATATTTTGAAACAGAATTATCACCAAAATTATTAGTAATAGAACTAAATGTTGAATTTGAATTTAAAAGATTTACTCTTTGAGTGGCGGTAAATATCTTACTAGAAGATATTGCTGTAGAAATAGTATTATCTAAAGATTTTAATTCTGAAATAGCAGCCTTATAATCTGGCTCCGATTGAAATACAAGATTCTTCAATCCATTAGAAGAAATTTTTCCATTGGAATCGGTTACTAGTACAAAACCAAAATATGATCCTCTTGATAAAATATCAGGTATTTCAGAATCTCCTTTTGCACCTAGAGCCGCAGCTTGAAGGCGAATTTGATCTTCAATTATTTCAATGCGATCAGTGAGCCCAGAAATTTGATCTACAAATAAACTTTCTAAATAATCTGGATATAATTGAATCCCTGATTTAGCTTTCTTTTCAAGCATATTTCTAAATACACTGCTTGGCATCCTATTGTATTGAGGAATTCTAACTTCAATATGTCCTTGGCTATTAGCAAATACTTCTAACCCTAATAATTGAGAGATGGCTTGAATTCTTTCTTTTACCGTAGTATAAGTGCTAATAAACGTGCTAAAGGATCCTGAAGCTAGGGCGGCTTCAAAAGCTTGAATATCATGATTTTTATCATACGTATCATCTACAATAAATAAATTTTTATCTTTATTAGCTTTAACTTGCCATAATCTTCGTTGAGTTAAATAATTTAATTTCTTTCTAAAATTTTCTTTATTTATAGCTTGTTTTGATTGTGTTCCGCCAGAATTATAAGATGGTTCAAAAGTAATATCATTACCAATAACATTAAGATTGCCGCTTTGTGAAGTGCTATATTTATCAATATCTTTAGTAAAACTATTTGTATAAGCTTCAATTTGCATATCCAATTCAATAATTTCTTTACCAATAGTTTGAATAGATTGTGGATTTAATTTGTTAGCATTATCTATTGCGGCTATGCTAGTATAAAATTGAGGATTATTAACAAGCTCTGGAAGCCCTGTAACTAATTGATCAAATCTGGCCGCTCTTTGTTTTAATAGCGAATTTAATTTACTATTCTTGGTAGTTACATCTAATTCACCACGAATTATATAAGAGTAAGCTAATTCATTAATTGTCAAACGTTTAAATGGATAAAAATTACCCCAAGTTTTATTATTTTGATTCAAATCCCCTAATAATCCTTTTAAATAAGAATTACCACCGCCGCCTTTTTCCAGATCTTCTTGGGAGAGTGTGCCGGATGAAAGTGCTGCTTTTAAAAATGAACTAAAATCATACGGCTGTCCTGTTACTAACAAAGATAAAGCATTGATTGTATTTTGCCCAATAAAAGGATCTTTATATAAATTAGGAGAAGATTCTTTTGGAAAAGAAGCTGAAGCATGAGGCTCCCCAAACATAGTTTTAGTTCCAATCCCATCCTTCCACCGATAAACGAAACCATAAGGATCATTAAATTTTGTTCTAAATAAATTAGAATAAGCTGATGGGACAGACTCCTTTTCACCATTACTCCAAGATTTTTCATCAATAATTTGACCTGTCTTTTTCCCTAATCTGGCTTTAATAACTCCAGAATTTAATAATTGTTTATTCTCATCTAAAAGAGATGGATGCTCATCTAGAAAACCAGAAGAAGGATTAAAATTAGTATCAAATGGAGTTAAAGGATCGTATAAATCACCATTCCAAACATCAACAGAAGGATTAATATTTATTTGTCCAAAATCAAAATAAGCATCATTGCCTTTAACAGATATACTCATAGTATATTTATTACCACTTCCGGTGTGCGGGCATGAATCTACAATACCTCCAAACACATGCATTCCAGCAGCTTGCCGTGTCATATTATTTCTAATCATACCCCAAAGCCAAGTAGGAAAATCCTCTCCAACTATTGCATTTTTTTCTATGTCTAAAGAAGTCCCGGACTTACCAGTAAAGGAATCTTTAATATTACTAATCATACTATCTATTCCTTCAACTGTATCATTTAATTTATTTACCAATGAATTATTAGAAAAATTAGCAGTTAAACCTTTGCTAATCTCTGAATCAAATAAAGTTTTTGAACTAACATAAATATGAATTTCATCCATTGGCTGAACTATATTTTTACCACTAAATTGTAGTCTCATTTTGTTACGAACATAGTTCATTTTCTTATTGAATTGATTTATTTGATTTTGGGTTGTTTGTTTCTGAGCTATCAAATTAAATAAATTTTCTATTATTTGGCTAAATATTTCAGCTTCTTTAGCAGTAAGAGCTTCTTTATCAAGAGAAGTAGTTGATTCAATCAAATACTCCGGCTCAATATCTACCGAATTAGCTAAGCCTAAAGAAACAAATGAGGCTCCGCTATCATAAGAAAACCTTATTTCTTTTCCAATTCCTTCAATTACTGCTCGCCCTTTGTAATATACTACAGATTGTTCATTAACAAATAAAATAATTGTTGAAACTACTCTATTAAGACGCTCTTGATTCAATCTATCTTTAAGATCTGAAGATGCTTTTTCTAAATTGGTTTTAGCTAATTTAAAAAAACTATTTTGAGATAAACTAGTCACATCAGCTATTGCTTGATCAATATCTTCTGGGAAAATTACCATTAATTTATAAGGATCTTCTAATGTAATAGACGCGCTACTTGTCCCTAATGAAATAGTATTTGTCCAGTTAACGCTAGCAATTGTAGTTAATTCAAAAGTTCCAGTTCCTTCTCCAGCATCTGAAGTGTAAGGAATATTTTGGTCCATAGTCCAAGTGGTAAAAGTATTTGGATTAGAATAATTTTGAATTTCTTTTAATGTATCAAATACGTTTTGTGTTTTTGTAGACATTTTTGTTGAATCGAATGAATTCAAAACATCAACAAAAGTAAAAAGGCTAGATAACATACTATCATTAAAAACACCAGCATTAATTAATTTTTCAATTTTAGATAATCTTTCATATGCAGCTATAGCTCTGCATTTGTTTTGAAATAATCTTTTACTAGCTTTTAAAAATAATTTTTCATCTGAATTCATTAATTCAGATTTATAATTTTCGGCCAAAGAAGAGAACATTCTTTTTTTTACTACAACAGTAACATCGGGCTGTTGCATAATTATCTCTAAAGCTCTGGGACGAATGCCTCTAAGAGAGCCGCTTTCCACGTAAGATCTATTTGCCGATTGATCTATTTGATTAGCAAAATCTTTTAATTTGCCATATGGCATTTTTATATCAGTAACACTATCGCTAAAAGGAGAGTTATCAGGCACAGCATCTAAGCTTGAAGGGCCTCCATTGCCTAAACCAAATTGCTCTCCTAATTGTGAAGATAAAGCCGAACCAAGATCGTCCAAAAAAGCCATTCTTACCTTTTAAAATCCTAATGATTTCTGTATTCCTGATAAAACATCTTCGCTTGTGTTTGGGCTTCTGTCGCCGCCGCCAGGCATTAAATTATCTGCTGATAAATTACCAAAACTATATTGAGCATAACCGCTTGGACCAGAAGTAGCCGAACGATGCCAAGCAAGGAAATTTTGACGCATGCCACGTTTTTGAGTAGCGAGAAATGTTAATGTATAATTAAAAAATCCAAGCTCATTAGCGTTTTCTGTTACATTAAAATCAGTAAAGAATCCTCGATAAACTTCTCCGGACCAATATAATTCTACAGTAAAAGCAAATGAAGCTAACGAAGGGGCGTTTTGGCCAGCCTGCGGGCCCGCTTCTTGCGCCGCACCCATTAAAGCGCCAACAAAATTATCTGCGCCTAAAGCGGAATTAGTTCCGAAAACATCACCTGAAAAACTATCTTGATAATTTTTTTTGGCTAAAAATAAAGCATAAGGATCAAACGCTAATTGTTCTGAGCGATAAACGTCACCCAAAACATTAATCCCCTCTATCCCAGAAGTTCCAGTAGTTCCTTGTAAACTAATAGTAGTTAATCCTTCGCCCCAATATTGCAGAACATATCCACCTTTGGTTCTTTGATGAGAAATGTCTTTTTTATTACTAATTGTAACGTTTTGTGGATTAATATACATTTGAATAATTGGTCCCTCTGGAATCAGCCAACGCATTAATTTTCTAGTGCTTCTAGCCATTCTCTGATCTGGAATAGATGATTGGCGAGTACCAAATCCATTAACTCCTGGAATAACTGGGGCAGCAAAAGCATCAACTTTTTGTCCACCGCTGGTAAATTGTGTTCCGGCTTGAAATGCCGCTAAGGGGTCCATTGTAGGGAATGCCATAAATTATCCTTTATTGAGTTTCGCTCCCAGTTAATTGAGCCATTCTTTTAGAATTTTCTCTTTCTTGAATAGCGCCACCAATAACAGTGGCTATTAATTGAGAGTCTATTGTCTTCTTGCAAGAACTACAGATATGATGAGAAACTACGTCTACTCTGCCTCCTTGTCCGCCATGAGCGGCCGGTACTGGAGTATGAACGTGCGGAACAGATTTACCTTCTTTATCTTCAACTTTTTGCATCGTTTGTACAACTTGTTGTTTGGATTGAGGCATTTCTCTTTGAGAAGGAGCTTGCGGGCCTTCATTAAGAAAGGCTTTAGGAATGAATCTAGTAAATCCTACCTCTTCCATCATTTTACCTAAACTTCCTTTTGCATCTGACATAATAGCACTCACACCATCTTTAAATCTTCCGTGTAGAATGGCTGTCGGATCTTCTACCGCTTGTGAAATAATTGCATGCGGATCTCTCCCGGCATTTTTAGCTTTTTCTCCCGCCGCTAAAGATTCTTCTTTCATCATTGAGCTTACAAACATAGATTTTGCAGGCCCCTCGCTGCCAGTCATTGACCTAACATTATCATATTGGCGAATCGCTACACTATTAGCAATAGCTGAAACAGAATTTCTAATTAAAAGCAACTGATCTAAATGTCTCTTCTGAATGTCTTGACCAAGCTCCATAGTTTCTTTTAAAGCTTTATCGCCAGTTTTTGATTTATCATAACCTTTATCTTCTTTCATCATTTGGAGCAGAGCAGCAGCTTCGGCCGACGAACTAGCCATTTTAGTTGGGCCTTGTGTTAATAATTGAACTTGCTTATAATATTGACCGGCTGCTTTTTCATCTTGGGCAGCTTCTTCTCTAGTAACAATTTTACCACCAAATTGTTTATTCAAACTTTGTTTGACCATATCAAATATTTCATCTGTACGGCCTTCAGACTTTAATTGCTCAATCTGCGCTGCTCCTCTTAATCCACCGGGACCACCAGAACTCTTAGATAAAAAAGCACTTTGAGCGGTATCTAATTTATTCATGCTACTAATAACATTGCTGGCTAATTCAGAAATTGCGCCGACTCCAAGCTTACCTTCTAAACTTGAACCAAATCTTTCTAAAATATTAATTGAAGCTAAAGTATTATCTCCCAAATATTTAAATTCTTGACTAGTTCTTTCAACGGCGCCTTTAACCAAATCCATCGGCATATTAACATCTCTAGAAACTTGAGCCATTCTAGAAAATTGTTTTAAAACATCTTCTCCGCTAGTATTAAATATTCTATATTTTTTACTCATTTCCTCAATGACATCACTATGGCTAACTCCCGCCGCTGTTGCAACTGTAATGGCGCCTTGTAAAATAGTTGTTCCGGCGGCCCCAGATTCATAGGACTTAATTGTTTGTTCTAAAGCACCAGGTATTTTACCTAATTGCATAGCGTACTTAGCAACTTCTGCTGAAGTCATTCCAGTTGCATTTCCTACCGATGTAGTTACATCGGAGAATTTTTGAGCATATCTTGGAAGTCCTTCAAAATTTGAACCAACCTCTTGCAGAAATTTATTTAAATTTCCAGAAGAAATTTGCATAGCCGTCATGCTTTCTTCAAATCTTTTTGCTGGCTCTGCTACCGCAGAAATATTCTTAACAACTTGCATAAATTCTTGACCAGCTTTATTGCCAATTTTAGCAAAATGATCGTTTATACTATTAGCAGTTTCGACTAAACTAGCAGTAGTGACTTTAGCTTGATCGCCGGCAGCCTGTAAGGTATCCGATATAGGCATCTTTCCTGACATAGCTGCATAAAATTCAGCAACCTTAATGGCCGATTCTGATAACCCTTTATTTAATCCAAAAAGACCCTGAATTGCATGGTCTAAACTGATATTATGAAGCGCTTCAAATCCTGAAATTAAACCTTTAAGATGTTCGCTTGATTCAGAAATGTCTTTGGTCATTGTCTGAATTGCCGCACCAACATTTTTAACACTTTCAGTTGCTTTTAATCCGCCCGATGCAGCGCTTGCAAAAAAAGATTGCAATTGTTGTGGCAAATCTTTCATATGCTTATTAAAATATTCCATTACCTCTGGTTTTAAAAGTAATGCTTTTGCGGTTTCTATGTCAATTTCTGCCATGTTTATCCATTATTAGCGGCTAATTTTCTTCTTCTACTTAATAAAGATTTTTTATTTTCTTTTGCCTTATTTTCCTCAATCATTTGTTTTGAAATATTTTCGTAATTTTCATCATCTGATTCAAAATCTGGATTATCAGCTTTTAACATTTTCTTAGCAGCGTCTGGATTAGTAAAAGATCCTTCTAGAATAGTATAATTTTTAGCAAACTCATGCTGTTCTTCTTGATCAGCGTACCAAGACTCAAACATCCATAATTTCATAAAAGGATTCAAATCCTCCAACCATTGATCGTCAGGTAATTTACCAAAGGTTTTACATAAAAACCAGTGAAATCTTTGATCTGGTTGTTTTACGATTTTTTTATTTCTTCCAATACCTCCTTAGATTTTTCATCCGTGTCGACTGAAAACTTTTTTCTAATATCATTAACCATTTCATTATATTTATCATATAGATGATTAATAACATAATCTTCAGACTCTTCTAAAAATTCAGCAATTGCTTCATAATAATTATCTGAAGTTTGACTAATACCTAGTACATCGGCAATAGGGTGCCCATCAATCTCACAAATTGAATAAGATAAATATCCTGTTCTTAGAGCTAAGGCTAGTTGCGAGGCATTTTTAACATCTCCTAAATTATTAAAAATTTGTTTTACTTCTTTATCTTTAAGAGATCTAAGCGTAAAAGTATTTTCACCAATAGGCACCTGAACTTTAACTCTGCCTATATTGGTAAGAATATTTATTCTTTCTCTAGAAAATTGGCTAACTTTTTTAACATCTTCTTTGACAGCTTGACGCTGAGCCATCATGGCATTAAATTGTTCTGGAGTTAATTGAACAGCTACTCCGGGTTTCCATTTAGTCGGATCAATGCCCTCTGCACTATTAACCTCATTATATTGTGGTGGAGCAGATTGCTGATTCAGCTTGGCTTCTAAAGTCTCTGATTCATCTGGAATATCAAAAATTCTTGGATTTTGACTAGATGAAAAAGTTTTCTTTCCTAATGGACTATTATATTGAGTCATACTTTCCTCTTAAATATTAAATTATTGGCGGATTAAGAATACAATTATCCCCCGAAGGGGGATATATCTAAATTTTTTGGAGTTTGAGGAGGGATTTGGTTAGAATTAACCAGAGATGAAGGCATTGAGGAGGCCGGCGGCATCGAGAGCGCCAGTATAAGTGCCCATGTCAGCTTGTTGTTCAAAAACGTTAAGAACGATTGGATTAGCTCGACCATTAGCAGTCGCTTGAACAACATTTTTGTTATTAAGGAAGCTGAAAATTCTTTCAGCGGTCCAACTCATGTTATCTACGATAACAAAGTCATCTGAGCTATAAGTATAACGAATATCTTTAATCCAAACATTTTGAATTACCGTGATGACAGCATTATTAGGATCAGAATCCGCAAAAATATCATGAATCTCAATGTCGAATGGAATTCTTTGCGAACCTACGTGAATAAATGAACGACCAAAAGCTTCGGCTATTCTCATGCGATCAAATCTAGTTCTTTGACATGAGCCAGAAATATCAACTGAAGAACCTGGGGCAGAATCGATATGTCCATCGGTCCCAACTTCATTGATCATTTTAATTTGTCCGCGGCTTTCGGTGATGTCTAATGATTTAACAGCGCCAATAACATTATTACCAACTTTAATTACTATGTTAGTTGATAAATGAGTAGCCGTTCTATTGTTATTTTGACTATCAAAAAGTTTTGTATTAGTATTTCTAGTAGCAGGCATGATTTTACTCCAAATTTAGAGGTAGGAAAATTTGATTAATCTAAATAGATATTATTATATTGAAAGAAATTGGGGGATAAAATCCCCCAATTAGAATTAAAGAACTCCAAGACCGATACGGATATAGATCCAGTTTATCGGGTATGTAGGTT